ATATGTGGTCGAAATACCACTGATGGTAACAACATCATTATTGAGTAAGTTGTGTGGTGCTGTTACAAATCCAATAAATGAATTTTGTTGAACTGAAGATCTAATAAACTCTACATTATAGAAATTAGTGCTGCTTGCAGAGAGTGTGTCAATTGTGTCACCTTTAACTCTGTCAACACGAATGTCAACATTTCTTCCACCAGTTCCCTCGTTGTTGAAAATGACTTGATCTCCAACTTTATAATTTTGACCAGCCGTTACGATTCCAACCCCACTAATGGTTCCAGATGCAGTTGCTGCAATTTCACCAAACTGTCGAACAATGTCAGATGAGTTGAAAATGTAGTCATAACCACTCCTCTCACCTTTTGTTTTATATGAACTTGTTTCTCTAATCCAATTATTAGATTCAATGTCATAATCGATTTGATTTGAAATCGACTTGAAATTGAACGAGTTGGGGACAGAATAATATGTGTTTCCGATCAAATATGGGAATGTTGGTCTTCTGTATCCCTCAAAAGGACCTGCTGAATCAACAGAATTATTGATTGTAGCAAAATACGCATAGACTCCTTTGGGGAAGTCTGGGGTAACACAGAATCTTCCATTGTGTTCATCAAGATCTCCACCATCATTAAAGAGATAATCCTCCACAAAGAATCCATTAGGCCAGACAGTAAATGGTGGTGAATTGTCTGCTGTTGTAACAGAACCCAACTCATAACCAGAAATCATTCTTCTGATACTTCCTGTTCCATCTGCATTGGCAAATCCATATGGTCCATAGATTGGGTTTCCGTCGTAAGCCCAACCAATAATTGGTGAGTGAATTTCGCTATCGACTTCGGATCCATTAATAATCGTTAAGTCTTCAACACCATAAGATGAGTTGTCGGGAGCATTTCCGACCACACCATAAATGGACTCCCTCAGTGGACGAGGAGCATACATGTGGGAATATTGAAGAGAGGATCCATTAATGTTTTCAGCAATAAATCCATCGTCAGGAGTAATGTTATCAAAATCTTCGAAGAAAAGATTCAGAGTCCAATTTCTAATGTTGGCATATGCCTGAGCAAATTGTCCAGCACCTGTAACTGAAATTGAAGTGTTTTGTTGATCATATCCTGCGCCACCCTTAACAACCTTAACTTCAACAATTTTTCCACCATCAATAATTGGTGTCAAAACAGCACCAGATCCAGAGGTGCTTGTGATTGTCAAATTTGGTGGTGAATTGAATTCTTCACCACCGTTGCCAACGACGACCTCAACAATCTTACCGTTGCTAATAACTGGTGTAAGATTTGCTGCTGTTCCTGTTTTAAAGGTTACAGTGGGTTGTCTCTCAAAATTAACAATCTCTGAGGAACCATATCCAACACCCTTGTTAGAAATGTCATATGAAGTAATTTCACCTCTAAAGATTGGTTGTACAACAGCATTGAAATCTTGTCCTGTTCTGGTTGAAACTCCTGTAACCCCTTCTACAGTAACTGTGATTGGTCGATAATTGAAAGATCCAAGTCCCTCAGTTTCAACATTTGTTAAAATGTTATTTCTGTAATAGTAATCAACTGCTGTTGAACCAACTCCAACTTCACTCAATGAGAATTTATCATCATCAATCTTGACGACATAGTATTCTTTGTTGGTTGAAAGACCAACAATTCCGTCACCAATTGCCGTGTATCTGACAATTTCTTTTGATTTGTAATCGTGATTTGGAATATTAAATTGATTTAAAGCAGTGCTGACACCGGTGTTTGTTGGAATATTTCTTTTCTTATTCTCATATCCACTTCCAGAATTAGAAACAACAATATCTGAAATGATCGACTTTGTTTTTGAAGATCTCAGAACGTGTGTTCCATTACCATTACCAACCAGAGAAACTGTATTGATACCGAGTCTTGAATCACTTGGAGATAGATATAATTTAACCGTGCTCGCATCCACAACTCCAACATAGTATCTTGAACCGGTGCTTAGTCCAGTTACACCTGTCTGATTATCAGTAATGTAAATAACTGCTTCATTATCTCTAAACTTGTGGAAACTTGAAAAACCAATTGTGTTATCAGTCAAATTGAGACTGTTTTCACCCTGAGAGTTATAGGTGTCAGCAACAAAAGGAACGTTGTGCTGAATTGAAATCATGTTTGCAAAAGCAGCGGCTCCAGATCCATTACCACCAGTAATGTTGATAACTGGAGATTTTTGATAATCAAAACCAGGATCAACAATTTCAATTCTTTCCAGAGAACCAGTTACTGAGCAAGTTCCCGTTGCGCCAACCCCAATTTCATCTGTAATGTGAAGATATGGAGGATTAATTACATCATATCCAGTTCCGCCACTTGCAGGAACCATGGATTGAATTTCACCATATCTAACACTGTCTTTGGATTTATAGTTGAGAATCTCAACACCATTCACAAGGATGCCAGTGTGCCCGTGAGCGGTCGTGTAAGTTTTACTGTCCGACTCTGGAGTCTTGATTTCTCTGTAAATTCCCTGTGGTTTTAATTCTTTTCCGTAGAAACTATAAATCTCAAGAGAGTTGTCACTAACATCTCCATTTAGAAGAATCAAATCGTCTGCAAAAAGATCAGCACGACTTCTTGCCAAACTCACAGTGTTGACATCAACTCTCTTGACGTAATAAGGACCGGCATCAACTCCAGAGAACTTACTTTCAACCTCAGTTACAATTTTAATTCCATCTGGAGTTGTTTCTGTAACTTTGGTGATTCCTGGTTGATAATAAACTGCTTGTCCAGTGTAAAAACCATGATTGGTTATTAAAATTTCATAAGTGTTTGAGAAAGAACCACCAAAGAATTTAATCTTTCCATATGGATTTGTCTCAAGATTATAATAACGAGCGATTGAGTTTGAAGCGATCAGAGCATCGCCATTAAATTTAGCATATGTGTTTTGAACATTGGAGAAGAAATCATTCAACTGTGTGTAGTCTCTTGATCTTCCCTTAAGAATTTGATTTTCAACCCTGTATTCAATTGAGGTGTTGATGTTTGCAGTCAACTTCACAATGAAAGATTTTGCAGAAGTCGATCTCAGAACAACAGCAGGAACACCTCCACCAGTAACAGTGCTGATCAGACTTATGTTGTACCCTGGTTTTAAGAACTGGTCGTCATAAGTTGTGATCAGGTAGGTGTTTTCTGTGGCGTCAATTGTTTCAATGACTCTAACATCCCACTTTGTTTTAACATTATAGAACCAATTTTTAGAAACCTCATAAGGTGATTCATAACCCACAGATTGAATTCTTACAATATCTCCTTTTTCATACCCAGAGGTGTTATTGTCGAATTCAAAATTCTTGAGTGTAGAAGCAATTCTAACTCTAACCTCATCAGTGGTTGTCAAACCAACATAAGCATATGAGTAATCATCAAAACGAATATCCTCTTTGTCGTTAATTTGATAATTAACTCCAGTAACATTCAAGAACTGAGTTGTTGTCTTGCTCTCATATTGAAGATAGATCAGATTACCATCAAGATCATGTGACACCAGATCACCAGATTCGGGGAAACCAATTGTGGAATCAACGTCAAGAATTGTTGTTCCTGCCCCGACAGTGTTCAGTAATTTGGTTTTGGGGTTAACTTTAAACTCACCAAAAATGGTTCCAGTTACATCAATATCTCTTTGGTATCCAGTGTCAATACTAATTTGATAATATTGTCCTTCATCATAATCAATGGGGATAACGTTTGTGACAGAACCTCTTGCTCCCGTTGACTTTTGGAAAATTGTTAGATTCTTCAGTTGAAGTGGGTCACCTTCGATTGTCTCAACAACATAATCTTGAGTGACCTTATAGTCCGCATTGGATGGACGCAGAAGAAATTCACTTGGGTGAATAATATTAGCTTCAACGCCATAAAGAGCTCGAAACAGAATTTTGATTGACTCATCTGTTCCCTTTGAATTATAAAAACTATCAAGTCCAAAAACAAAGTTTCTCTGATCCAGTCCAGAGAAAAGAGTTCTTTGACTAAAACCAGGGGCAAATTGATATTTGATTTTCCTAAAGAACTCTTGTAAAAAGAGAATGCTCAGGTTGGTGATTGTTGCACCAGCAGTATGCTTATCTGCTTCTGTTGATTCAAATACCAGCTGGTCGGGGGTGTTAGACCCAACGTAATCTACAACCCCACTAAAACCCCTTGTACACCCCTCAAACGAGGTGTCTGTCTTATAATCATAAAGAATGATTTCATCATCAATTTTGATAAGACCATTTGTCTCTGGGAATCCGTAAGTAAAATTGCCAGAAACATCGGCTCTGATGCTTCTGTCTGTATAACTAACGTTAGAAGCAAGAACTGTCGAACTAGTAAGATTGAACAGTTCGTCAACCTTTACATATTGATCCAGATTTTGGATCAAATCATAAGCCCCTCCATCAATTTCCTGAGAGACATAATATTGCTGTAAGAATTCTCCAAGCAGCGGAAAATCTTCCCTAACATATGTGGGAAGTTGATTCGCAACAATATCCTGAATCTTTACTCTATCTGCTGCCATTTCTTACATGAATGGTTTTTATTATTTAATATGGTTTTTAATAGGTAGTTCCACCACTGGTGCTGGTGGTTGTGGTTTGAGATCCCCCACTCACCGACACTGATGTTGTCACTGCTGAAGTTCCTGTAGAGGTGCTTTGTGTTGTTTCAACAACGATTGGACCTCTAACCAGACTTCCGTTACTATAACTGGAAGAAACAATATAATTACTTCCAGAAACATCATCACCAGAGTCAATCCCATCGAGGACGACATTGACGATTGATTTTGATGTGTCAAGTTGAAGATAAAGATCTTGAAGACCAATCACATCATTAGAGTAAGGAGTTACTGAAATTTCAATAACAGGTTGTCCCTTAGTCAAGGTAGTGGAAAGAATCTTAATTGGATTGAGTTTAATTTCACCCTTGACGTAATCAATCGTTCCAATTCCTCTCTTGACAATAACGGGTTCAGTTGGTGATCTCAGTTTAAACAGAAAAATTGTTCCTGTCTTTTGATCCATGTTTGGGGAATCACCAAAGTAAACCGTCTCACTGATTCCACTCACTTTGAAACCAGAAGACTTGATGTTATAACCAATGATGGTACCGTTATAAACGGAACTGTGTCCGTGGTTCTTGATGTGGAATCTGTTTCCAAAACAAATTTCATATTCAGCAAACTGATTGAGTGCTGCTGCCATGTCCCTTCTCATTACAATGTTTGTAATGTTTGAAGTTACTGCTTCATGACTGTTGTCAATAACGTTTTGGAACTTGGAGTATTTGAATCTCGCTCCAAACTTATTGAGTTGTGAGGAGTCAGCATAATTAATAATGTTTTGATTGACAATCGCTTTCACTGCAGCAGCGGAAGAAGCAAGGTTGCTGTTGTAATAAACACGACTGTCTGATTCAATGTAAAGATACTTTAGGTCAATAATCTCGGTGATGATTCCAGCAACGGAATACTTTCTCAGTTCTGCTTGAAGATTTCGTTTGATGTCACTGGAAAGATAAACACCATTGTAAGGTTTAATACTGATAAAGACCTTACCATAAGCAGGAGGATCAAGTTCCTCACCACCGAAAGCAGAAACAGATTCTGCTTCAGGATAAACCTGAGGAACAACTGCCTCATAATCAGCAGCAGTTACTGCTCTGTTCTGTGATGCGTAAATTTGTGGAGAATACTTACGAATCGAATCCATGCTTTCGATCGACGTGCCACCTTGTGACGCCGAGTTGGTTGCAAGCAGAGAGATTCCTCTTGTAACGACCGTTCCTTCATTGTCAATCAATCGTCCAGCATAAGTGAATGCTCCGATTCCATTTGCATCAGGACCGTTGCAAGTGAGGTAACTTGCTGTGACATAATTGGGTTCTTGAAGTTTGGCACCGAATACGTTGTCACCAAACAAGAGTTCGTAGCGCTCTCCAGGTGCCTCTTGAAGGTAATAGATTGTGCTTGTAGGTGTCACACCCACCAACGAGTTGAATTGAGAGTAAGTGCGACTTACGGTAGATTGTTGTGACTCACGAACCACCACTTTAAGACGTGATGTGTCGATTCCACTGTTTGTCAGGTAATATTTTTGATTAGGATTACGGGAACTAACTGTCCAGTTCTGAGTAACGTAAGTTCCTTCGTAAATGTTGACATTATTAAAGAACGCAACTCCTGAGGACTCAACAGGAACTGTGATGTCATCAATGATTGAAAAGACGTATGATGTACCGTTGACCTGTTTGTTTGAAATGGCAACGATTCCTGCCTTCAGCGTCAACGCAACAGCGGAAGTGTTAGAGGCATCGACAGAGAAAGAGATATTAGCAACAGCAGATTTTCTGGACCTAGGAACGTACCCAATGTTCCTTGCCAGAGAAACAACATTTTCCCTTAGAGTTGCGCTGTCAAGAAACACCTCGTTCGATACCATGTTGGCATTGTACGAAGTAATATATGTGTTATAAGCGAGCGCATCGATGATTGTTGAGAGATTGGATCCCTCAAAGTCATAGTCGGTAAAGTTTGAGTTCGCCTTTAAGTAATCCTTAAGGGACTGCTTAATTTGATCAAAGTTTACGTTGCTAAAATTAACTAACGGCATTTTACCTGTTGGGTTCTAAGGCAAAGGTGAGTTGTTGCTGTGGGGCATCGATACCAACAATATAGTATTCAACAGTGCAGTTGAACTCATAATTATCGAAGTCCGCTTCAACTGTGACCTTATTCAGTTCCACACGAGGTTCAAATTGATTAATTGTGTATTCAATCTCCGACTGAATCGAATCAGCGGTGAGTTTATCAAAGTTCTCGAACAGGAGTGCTGAAACATTGGAACCCACATCAGGTTGAAATGGTTTCTCCCCAGGAACAGTCAGCACAAGATTCTTGAGAGCACGAGCAATCGCATTCTCATTTTTCAGTGCAATCAGATCATCATTCAATGGATTAATCTGAAATGAAGCACTGATATCTATAAAACCTTGACCGGTCCTTTGTGCAGGTTGAATTGGCACAGATGTACTTACAACAATTCAACCTTATTTATGGGGTTAAAATTCAGTTAGAGGGATGGGTTCTGTTCCATACTCCCAATCATCATAATCCTCATCATTGCGGATCTTCTCATGAAGTTCCTTCTGGACCAAGAAGTCATGCTTCTTTGGTGTGTGCTTGTCATTTGCAATCTCACGAAGCATCTTCTGATGCATGTGGTTGCCTTCGTTGTCTAAAAAGTCGTGCATAGTGCTTCCTGATTTACAATGAAATCAGAACTTTTTAAGGGGTTCCTATCCCTTTAATAATTTATGTCCTTATACAGATTAGTCTTTTCTTCTTCAGT